ACTTTAATTTGATGAAACAATGACCAACAAGTGATGTCTTTGGTTTTTGTACCATTGCTTGTACTAATTTCCAAGTGATACCAAACTTACCATTGGCAAACCATAAACCACCACACTGCATGATGACAGCAACTTGAGAACCTTTTTGAATTAAATCAAGAGGAGAAACAGTTGGATTTGATGTATTTGGAAATAATTTGGCACCATCCTCATCATAAACCTCGCATTTCCAAACTCCATCCCAGAATGGAATTTTAACTTTTAATAAAGGAGACTTGGTCATATCTGCCTCACCAGTATTCTTATCCTTGGTATATTTCAACATTGGACTGTATAAAGCATCAACGACCTCGGCATTCTTGTGAATTTTACCAAACCATTCCTTTGAATTGGCTAGCGCATCAGCTTTGATTTTCTTTTCCAAGTTTTGCATATTGGTTAAGAATGCTGTAGTGTCATCGTCCTTATATTCGTCGTTAGGAAATACTAATGACATTTCATATTTACCATTACCTTTACCAGTTGATGCGTCAACATAATCAGCAGCACCCCAAGTTAACATTAATGGGGTTGATAAACGAAGACCAGTGTTGGTGGCCTTGTTTAATATATTCACACTTTTTCCACCTGAACCACCAGCTTTTGGTGAGGTATAACGAATGTTTTCTGCGTTGAATAGGGTTCCGTCTACGATGGTGTCTGCCATTTCTTACTTGTATATATAATATTCATTATGTATTATTTTTAGAATCAATTTTTTTTTTAATTATAAAAATCATTTGATTTATTTTTTTATTTTTTATTTTTTCATTTTCATATTCATTTTCATTTATCATACTCATATTGGATACAAAACAAATAATTATTATTTAATAAAAATAACTCAAAAAGATTTTATTATGAGTATATATAGTATTGAAATGAATACAAAAAATAATAATATATTACAAGAAAATAGTAAAACAAAAAAAAACACGCATCAAAACATTGATGAATATATTGAATACATTTATAGTAATTGTGAAAAAACAATGCCCCAAATAAAGAAAACCGGTAAGGTATCAAATGAAAATGTTATTATACCAACTACCAAATCATACGATATTTTATTGCGCAACAACTATAATTTACAACAGCTTAAAACCATAGCAAAACATTACAAAATGAAAATATCGGGGAATAAAAATGAGTTGGTAAATCGTCTCTATGTTTTTTTAAAATTATCATCGATTATTGTAAAAATCCAAAAAATATTTAGGGGAAATGTACAAAGAAAATACGATAAATTACATGGTCCCGCGTTTTTGAAACGTGAATTATGTACAAACCAGAGTGATTTTTTAACAATGGAGGAAATGAAAGATATGGATGCAACACAATTTTTTAGTTTTAAAGATACCGATGGGTTTGTCTATGGCTTTGATATTATTTCTCTCTACAACTTGATTTTAAAATCTGGAAAATCAATACAAAATCCATATAACAGAAATATCATACCAAGTAGTGTAATTCATGATTTCAAATCTTTGATTCGTTTTAGCAAAATACTCAAAATACCAATAGAGGTCGATATAAAAGATGTATGCGATGATTTATCTGATACAAAAAGTGTAGAATTAAAAATATTAGACTTGTTTCAGTTTATTGATTCTTTAGGAAACTATAGTAATCCTGAATGGTTTCTCTCTTTAGTGAAACCTCAAATTGTAAAATTCATGCGAGAATTAGTTGATATATGGAATTATAGAGCACAATTACCAAGTGAGGTAAAGCGCCTTATTTATCCGCCAGGAGGTAATCCCTTTGTAACACTAAATATGAATTCGTTTGTCAATGAAAACAATATATTAAAATTACAAAAAATGGCGCTTTATTACATGGAGCGAATTGTAAAAAGTGCGCAAGACAAGGACCACATGGCGCTGGGCGCATATTATGTTTTAGGGGCGCTCACTTTGGTAAACCCCAACGCTGCTGCGGCATTACCGTGGTTATTCCAATCGGTTGCTTATTTTTAGACGAGGTAATATTAACAATTTGAAATTATTTTTTATTATGTTAATATAAGAGATAATTAATGAATACCGTATTTAAATACATGTACCAAGCATCTACACCTGATTCAACTACGTCTCATAAAAAAGTATTACCAGTTGTATTAATAACAACACATGGTAATTATAGAATGATACAAGAGACAACGGGTACAGGAATTGTTGATAAAGTAGAAGAAGTCAAAATAAGTCAAGGTAAACTCCTCGAAGGAATGAAAATACATAAAATTGAAGCCGCTGGATTAGGAGTATGTACTATTACGAATGATACAAATGTTTTAGATGTATATGAAAATATAAAAAGATATATGCATGATGAACGAACACTACAACAATTTGTTAACGAATTAGTTAGTATTTTTGAAAATATTCATAAAACTCATATTAAAAATAAAGCCGAACTACTTGATAGACATGATGATGATAATCATGAAGTAATCGAGAAATATGCTCAAGCAATTCGTCGCGGAGAAATGAATACATATCAAGAAATAAATAGTTTAGATAATAGAGACCCAAATAAAAAACCACTATATTACGAAAAAATTTTTACAAGAGATATTATAGAAGATTCAGAAGAAAATCCTTATCCAGAGGATTTAGAAACCTACAACAACTCTGAATATAATGAAAGAATTAATTTAATAGAACCGGAAGAATCAAGATTTGATACTCGGTATTCGGGACCAAGAATTCAAGATATATATGATGATGTTATTAAATATCAAATAGAAAAACACGGTCCAGATGATGTAGTAGTGTTAAGTGGAATAATAGGTTATATAAAAAACATCAAGAAAATAAATGAATTTATTATTGTAGATTTATCGTGTTCTACATACAATGATGTAATTAGTAAAAATAATGGTAAATATAGTATAATTGAACCAGATGAAATAGACTTAGCTAGAGCAACTCGTAGATTACGTAGAAATTCATCATCTGATATTATTAGAGTAAACAGTAGGAGTCCACTTACTCTAGTAGATAGACCCAGAACTAGAGATAATTCTCCAGACCGTAAGGGTGGTAAACGAACTAAAAAACATACTCATAAAAAAATGAATCGTCGTAGAAAATTAACGCACAAAAGACGCAAAACATGTAAAAATAAAAAACGTTTTCGATTACGTATTTAATTAAAGAATAATATATTTTATTTAATTAAATATGCCCTATTTTCACAATGAAAAGGTAAATTTATTATTAATACACATTCCAAAAACAGGTGGTACAAGCTTACAATATTATTTTAGAAACAAATATGAAATACTTTTGAATAGATATTCCTTGTATACATATCAAAAACACGAATTTTTTGAAGGTGTTAGTTTTCAACATCAAACATATAAAAAAATTAAGGAAAATCAACGGTATTTCAATGTGGATTTAAATAATTTAGAAATAATAAGTGTTGTTAGAAATCCATATTATCGAATTATAAGCGATATGTTATTTGTAAAAATAATAGACGAAAACACCAGCGATGAAGATGTATTCAATAAACTTGAAAATGAATATTTAAAGAATATATACAAACCAGAATATGACAACCATCGCATACCTCAATACATGTTTTTATTGGACGAAAATTATGAATTATTGAAAAATGTAACCATATTAAAAACAGAAACGCTTACAGAAGATATGAAAAAATTGGGATATACTGATTTTGATAATCATCATTATAAAACAACCATTTCGAGAGATTATATGGATTTTTTGAACGAAAAATCGATTAAATTAATAAACAAATATTATAAAAAAGACTTTGAATTTTTTGATTACAAAATGCTTTAGGAAAACCGCGAAAATATTCAATATTTGTAATGCGTTAAAAACAATAAAAATCCGCGTGTGTTAGATTTTTATTATTTAGGAATATGTTTGTGATGCCATATACTCACAATTATTTATAATAATATATATAATGCGTTAAAAGACTTAAAAAGTAAATATTTATATAGTATATAATATGGCAAAAACCGTAAAAGCAAAGTCTGCTGAACAAGCACCAGTCGTCGAATCCGCTCCAGCCCAAACCGCTGCCCCAAAAGTAAAGAAAGTCAAGGCTCCAAAGGAAGCCGCTGCTCCAGTTGTTGAAGCACCAAAGGTTGAACAACAAGTATCATCTGAAAGCGCCCCAGTTGACGCAGTATTAAGTGAGAAATCCACCGAATTTTTCGCCAAGTTACAACAAGTCGGTGCTTTAATCTCCTCATTAAAGACCGAGTATCGTTTAATTGAAAAGCAATGGTCAAAGGAAAAGAAGGCTGTTGAGAAATTAAACTCAAAGAACAAGAGAAAGTCTGGAAACCGCAAGCCAAGTGGCTTTGTTAAGCCAACCCGTATCAGTGATGAACTTGCCTCATTCTTAGGAAAGGACAAGGGCTCTGAAATGGCAAGAACTGCTGTTACCAAGGAAATCAACGCATACATCCGTGCCAACAAATTACAAGACCCAGCTAATGGTCGCAAAATCAACCCAGATACCAAGTTATCATCCCTTCTTAAGTTAAGTAAGACTGACCAATTAACCTATTTCAACTTACAAAAATTCATGAGTCATCATTTTGACAAGGCAAGTACCACCACCACTGCTTAAATTTTATTCATAAAAACCAAATAAAAAATATAATAAACAAATAAAAAATATAAAATCACAAAAAATATAAAATAAAAACCCAAAAAAATATAAAAATACGTTTTCGTATATTTTTATATTTATTCAATAATTGAATTACTAATTCACAAATATAAAACCGTCTAATTCTAAAATACTTTTCATTTTCTCCTTGTCAATCACACCATTTACGATTCTGACTTTATCTATATCAATATTATAATTCGCACAAGACAAATCAAACATATTGTATACGTTTAAAAGCAATTCCATATCTTGTTTCAATAATTTGTTTTTTTCAATCCAATTGTAAAACCCAATGGTTTCCTTTTCTTTTACATATTTATTGAATAATTTCATGACTTTATACAAATCGTAACATGTATTATCATCGCGTAACTTTTGTATATTATAATCCGTTCCTGATAATACACATACTTGTCGAAAATCGTCTTGATTCATTTCGAATTCTTCCAATATTTTTTTGGTATCGTATAAAACACATGTGTGATTTATTAAACTTAAATAACGCAATACACGCGAACAACCATAAACAAACATATCCATGTCTTCGCTTAAACAAGCCCATACCTTTTTCTTTAAAACAAGTAACGCGCATAATTCATCTGCCTCACCTTCCGCGTCACAATATGTCATACCGTATGAAATAATTAATTCCTTTACAATATGAATATGTTCTTTTTGTATGTAAACGAATTTTTTTTTCAAAGAATCCATGGTAGATTGTATTTCTTGTTTTTCAACATCATCCAGGTCGTGATTCTTTTCTAATTTATCTTTCAATAAATTATATTCATGTTCGGCATATTTTTTATCCTGGTGTCTTTTTACGAGTAGTTCCTTTTTTTCAGTTCTAGATTTACCGTCAAATACAAAGATAGGAGTTATATTGTATTTTTTGAATACCGACATCATTAAATAGAAATTTTCGATTAATGAGTTGCCGCTTGTATATTTATACAAATAAATACTAATATCCACTGCGATTTTTTTACCATTTAATTCTTTTAAGGATATACATTTGACAGTTTCTTTGGAACAGTTCTCTCTTATATAATGATTCAAATATTTAATTCCCATGTTTTTATTTATAACAAGTTTGTGTTGTGTTGTTTATATCTATTATAAAATTATAAAAATCACTTTCAATTTTTATAATTAAAGAGAGAAAATAAAATTGAAATACTTTGGTTCTCTCTTTGATATGTAAAACCAAAAGCAAAAAATGAATACAAGAAGTAAAACCAATTATGAAAACAATGCCCCTTATAGTGTCAACATTGATTTTGATGACGCAAGTGAGTCATGGAAATCAAACAAAAAACCCAAGGGCAATGGTTGTTATACCTATATTTGTGGTCAAGTTTTGAAAAATGGGAAACGTTGTATGAGAGAACCCGGGGTCGATTGTGAAACCTGTCATTTTCATAAAAAATAATGTTCGTAATATATATACTTATATTATATGGCTTCATTATTATTAGAAGAACCTTTACTAGAACAACCTTTACCTAAAAAACAAAAAAATACAAATCAAGAACTTTTACGTAAAAAACAAAAAAATACAAATAAAGAATACTTTTATTTTAATCCTGTCATAGAAGTTGAAGATAGTTTCGCAAGACGTGGTTTAGACCAAACTACCAAATCATTTTCTCATGGACTTAAAGTAGAAGTTGAAATTCAAGAAGCATATTTAACAAAATATATTGAAAAATATTTAGAAACTGTAAAATCCGGTTTCTCTCATTTGGATGAAACTACAAAAGTAGAAATATTAGACACTTCATTAAATAATTTTCATACTTTAGTGAATTTTTTCTTTTATCAAAATAATATAGTACCTGAAAAAAATGGGTATCCTTTATATTTACCTATGTATTCAGTAATTGATAATTTATTTAGAAACAAAAAAATACCAATGAATTATTCTGGAATAAAAAAGAATGATATGTATTATTCATTATTAGAATCGTTATATAATAAATACGATATAAATATCAAATATATCTTTGGGGAAATTGAAACTCCAAAAAATATACCATTTGAAGATAAAGTGATTCTTTTTTTTGAAAGAAATTTTTTTTCACAATATATTTCTTATGAAAAAAGTGTAAAAGAAAAGCGTAAAAATGAAGAATTATTCAAAAATGTAAATCCAGATAAATTCAATAATCCTAACCTAGATTATGATGTTGCGTTTGATACCGCATTTTATGGAGGCAAGAAAAAACGTGGACCCCATAAAAAAACAACCCGCAAACATAAAAAGACCAAAAGAAAACAATGTAAAGGAAAAAGTCGCAAAAATAAACACTAACTAACCCAACTCACAAATCGTCATTCTCATATTTGAAAGTGTGAAATCCAATTCTTCTTTATTCGCTTTTTTTGATTTCATGGTTTTCATTTTGTTGACTTTTATCATGAATTTTTGCATACAATCGACGGATTCATTCATTGATTTTGTTTTATAATTTTTTTCAATGAATTTACAAAATTCCGCCAAATTCGCATTCGTCTTTTTGAATTGTAACAAGGTAAAATTGTTTTTATCACACCATGACAAAAATCCCTGGTAATTGTGTAATAAAATAGGACGAATAATGTAATATGCCAAAATATTAGAATCTTCCTTGTATAAAGTGTCTCTCATGAGTGCTGATTCTTCTTTTTTGGAATACAAATTTTTATAAGTTAATCCCATAAAATTCAACGTTTTAATCATTTGAAAAAAACCATACGTTCTTTCAAAATTAATAAAAAAATCAAAATTGGAAAGTAAATCATCATCGCTTGTTGAATTATGTTCTAACGCAACATAATAACTACAAAAAAGAACATTTATTATTTCTGCCCAAAATTCAGTATACGCCTCGTATAGATTTACATCTGAATTGACTGGAAACAATGATAAAATCGCAGGATTACAAATGTCTTGATGAGTATTCATATCAGAAAAATCCAGGGCATAATTATGAAATGTTTCGTGAAGTAATACCTTGAACCATTCTTCTTTACGAAAAATAACAATTTCTGGGTCATGATGACAAGAATAAGTAAATGCGGTATTTACATTGTTTTCATTTAATACATAAATATTTGATGGTGGTAATTTTTTTGTTAGACTCGTGAAATAAATATATAATGTCAAATGTTTGGAACATTTTTTAGATGAATATTGGTTTACAATATATAACCAAACAAGAATTTTTTCAATATATTGGTTATAATAGTCTATATACAATTCTGGATTGTTTTCTTCAACTATAAAATATATTTTGATTTCCTTGTTGAAGAGAGAAAAGGTGTACGATAAAGAATATGATGTTTCAGTATCAATGTGTTCACGGATTTCTTTAGGAAAACTGGTAGCATTAAAAGTTTTTGGTTTAGGGACATTTGATATATTTGTGATTTTTTCTATATGTATCTTGTAAAAATGAGAACCTTCATTCTGTTTTTTTAAATGAATATATGCTGATGCGTCTTTTAATTCTTTAAATAATTTTTTTAATATATTTGTTGTTTTATTCGTTCTCTCTACATGATTTATACATTTGTTGTCTAAAAAAAAGGACATTAATAATTTACTGTTATTTGTAATTTTCATTTATGACTAGTTATATAATATAAATTAATAAGTTATTTTTATTATATTTTTTATTTATATAATTATATTATATGGATAATAACCCAGAACAACAAGTTGTAAGTGCTGAAGTAGAACCACAACCAGAAACACAACCAGAAACACAACCAAAACAAGAAGAAGAACAAATAATTGCTAAAGAAGAAACACAACTTGTTGAACCAGTTGTCGAACCTGTGGTCGAACCTGTTGTTGAAGCAGTTGTTGAAGCAGTTGTTGAAGCAGTCGTTGAACCCGTAGTTGTCGAACCTGTTGTGGAACCTGTGGTCGAACCAGTCGTTGAACCTGTGGTCGAACCAGTCGTTGAACCTGTCGTTGAAGCTGTCGTTGAACAAGTTGTAGAACCTGTCGTTGAAGCTGTCGTTGAACAAGTTGTAGAACCTGTCGTTGAAGCTGTCGTTGAACAAGTTGTAGAACCAGTCGTTGAACCAGTTGTGGAACCAGTTGTGGAACCAGTTGTCGAGCCAGTCGTCGAACCT